TGAAGCACTAGCGGCCTCACTAAAAGCCGTGGATTTATCAATCTTTGCAGTTAAAACATTTGCATTAGCATTAGCGCGACTAATGGCAATACTTGACATTAATTCATTTAAAGCTAACTGTTGCTTGGCTAGTGTGTCGTACAAGTCTTTGAGGTTTTGTTTAGCTGATTCAAAATACTCAGGCCACTTGGAAAACGGGTTGCCTGCCTCTAAATCTAATAATGTTTCGGCTAGAGCTTCTGTTTCAGTTCTAACCTTGTTCAATTCATCAAGTAGTTTTTCGGCTTTATCTACATCTTTCTCAGCAATAGCCTGCTTAATGTCTTCAATCAACATCAATTCTTCAACGCGTTTGCGTTCTTCATCTGTTAGTTTGCCTTGCAAGGCAGCAGCTAGTTGGATTCTATTTAAATCGAAACGTGATTCTTTTTGAATCAGCATCAAACTAATTTGTTTTAATCTGTTTAACTTGGCTTGTTCTTTCAGTTGCTTTGATCTTAGTCTTTCTAATTCTTTTTCACGTTTGATTGCTGCTTCTTCAATAGCGGCAAGTTGTTTGTCAACTCCTGGCTTACCAATACCACCACCGGGGAAGAACAATGGTCTTGAAGCTTCTCCTGTTTGTCTTAAGATGTCTACAAACTGTAAAAGACCTGAGAACTTAGTAGGATCAAGAAAACTATTAACAAATGGAATACGGCTTTGAACTTCAGATATAGCAACACCAACGCCACGAATAACATCGGCAGCGACAACGCCAAAACGTTCCATGGAATCAGTAGCGCCTGCAATACCATTTTCACCAGATAATAAAGTAAACGCATCTACTAAGCCTGAGCCAATAGTAGTTTGCATACGTGCATAACTTGCTTCGAGCAAACTTACCTTGCCAGCATAGGTATCTAAGAAGGCTGCCCTTTGACCACTAAATTGATTGTTTAAAAGTTCCTGTATTTCGTTAAAAGATTTGGCTTTTAACTCTGACTTGCTAAGTCCTAGTTCATACTTGGACAAACTAGCATTATTGCCTAAGAAAGACTTGCTCAAATCGTTTACAACAGTTTGCAGTTCTACGCCTGTTCCTGCTGAAACATCTATGGCAGTATTTAAAATGTCTTGCGACATAGCAACTGAGCGTGTAGTAGAAGCTAATGTTTGGAAAGCAGGTCTTAATTGACCTTTTGTAATGGCTGTAAACTTCTCTAAGTTCTCTAAATAGTTTTCTATCTCAGGTGTAGCAAAGCCTAAGTTGACACCTTTTAACGCCGATTCAAAACGTCTAGCTGCTACTTCATCTTCTTCAAAAGCCTTTACAGCAGCCTTACCAAATTGCACAACCTCACGTACAGAAAATACCGCTACTACTGTTTTGGCTAATGACTTAAACTTCTTTTCTAAAGAATTGGTTGCTTTCTCTGCATCTTGAAAACCTTTTTTCTTTAGTTCACCTGCAATAATGATTTTAATATCAGATTCAGTTAATGCCATTATGCAGCCTTCCTATCGCTTAAAATACGATTGGCTAGATTCCTTTTTGCCTTTTCAATTGCAATTAACGTAGCGTTTAAAGCTTTGCCTTGATTGCGAGCGTAGGCCGCATAAAGTAAACGGCCTTTAGACTTTTGCCCTCTGCCAGCGTAATCTACGAGCCCACCTACGCCATTCATAGCACCAATAAATCTTGCGCCTGCATCTGGATTGTTTGAAGCAGCTCTAGGATTTGGAGAACCTACGCGGCCTGCTGTTTCTATAATCGCGCCTGTGCGTGATTTGTTAAACAAAGTAAACAAAGACACAAAGCCAGATTGCTTCATCCGACTATTGGCAACTGAGTAAGTCAAACCCCTGCGAATAATTGTTTGGTCATAAGATGGGAATGCTTGTTTTTTCCCAGGCACTCTAGGCTTGCGTTCATATCCAGGATCATTCCAGTTAATTAAACCCCCTGGGGCTGTGCCTGGAACCTTAGACCTAGCATCCTTGATAATCGGCTTTAAAGCATCACGGATTTCTTTGTCCATTTCTTTCTTAATATCAGGGGCAAGCTGTCTTAATGCTTTCTTAAGACCTACGACCCCTTCTATTATTACTGGCATGTTTCCTATCTTCCGCTTGTTTCTTCAGCACTTCTTGTATGGCTTTTAGCATACTGCTATCCATGTTGATGAACTCACTAGGCGCAATTCCTGTATGTACAGATAGTTGGGCTATTCTGTACGTAAGGGAATCACGCGTTAGCCATTTGGGGAATCATCACCAAGTACTTCAACAGCCTTTAAAGTGCTTAGGAACTTATCCCCAAATGGATAAACCTCTGGTGCATCTGCTCTACGCAAACACTCCCAAGCAAGCCAATATATGTCACTTTGCTTTTGGTCTTCTCTGAAAGCACGATAAAAGCCTTTCTTAGCATAAGATTCAAAAGCAAACTCAATGGCCGGTGTTATCTCGTGGATACTTTCCGTGCCATCTGCCCTTACAACTTTAAGACTTGCCATTTTTGCCCCTTTGTTAAATTAGAACGTGCCGCTGTCGGCTACTGTTACTACTGAGTTTACAGTAAATGTAATATCTTGTGTGGACATATCGCCAACCGCGCCGTTAATCGGAGTTAGGTTGTTGATTAAAATATCACCAGAAAATAGTTTGTTGGTTGCTGATACTGCTGTAACCTTGTCTTGTAACATTTTAAAAGCAACAGTTGTACCAAAAGCATCTGACAATGTGTCTAATACTGATGTTGCTGCTTGGTCATTCAAAAATGACACAGTAAGGGTTGCTGTTTCCAAGCCTTTTACAAACTTCTCTGAAAGATCGCCCATTGCTGTGACAGGAAGTTCTGCAAAAGATTGGTTAAGTGTTACGGATGTTACATGGTCGCTGAGATCAATCGCGTTGATTTTCAATCCGACCTTATTGTTAAGCGTAATCGCCACGATTACTCCTCATCTTTCTTTGTTGGTTTCGGTTCTTTCTTTTCTGCGCTAGGGGTAATCTGACCAATCTTGATCAGAAAAGCCTCACGCTCTTTGTCATTATCAGCCATATTAACTCCAATCGGATAGAACGCTGATTGATACTTCACCGGACAACAGATCGCCTGCTGTTCCGGTTAAGACCGCTGGTGCGCTGAAAGTACCAATTGTATACGCAATTGATGATGCTTCCAGCTTATTTACTATATTTAGGTAATAATCTTCGATGTTAATTAGGTTGCCTTGGTTATCAAACATAGGGGTTAGCACTATGAGCTTGAAGTTAACCTTAGGCTTAATTGATTTGTAATGGTCGTTGCTTGGCTCAATGTATGGCTCATCAGGCTGCACCACAATGCTGTTAGCAAGCGGTGTGGCAGGTGGGAAGGAAAACACCTGCCACGCCGTATTGTCAGTTAGCGCGGCTGCGATTGTTCCTCGTAGGGTAGAGATTGCTGACATTATCCTACTTGACCGCCCGGCGCTAAGTGATCCGCAAGTAAACCGCGAACACGTGCCATTAGTGTATTGCCCATGCGATACGGCGAAGGTTGAAAGTCTGGTGAAATGCCACCAGCGTTTGAAGTTTGGCGAGCCTGCCAAATGTCAACAGCAATCATAAGTGATGCTAGGTTGACTTCAGCTAAAGTTGCGTAGTCTATTGATTGTGTGCCATAAACACGACCCCAAGGTGCAATTGTATGGTATTCGCGTGTCGTAATCTGCGCTTTAACAAACTCTAGCCAAGTTTTACCCACGGCAGTAATTGTTTGTGAGCCATTAAAATGTTGACGTACATTTTCAACAGTTATTGTATCGCCAACTAAAAATTGATCTACGTTTTCATAAATATAAATGCGCCCTGTTGTGCCTGTGGCTTCTAATGCGTAAACAGATTGAGTATTAAACCATAACTTACTTTTTACAATATCTTCAGCAGCTTGGCAGCATTCTTCCACTACTGCTGAGCTGTATAAAGCACCAATGCCAAGGGCAGAACGCAGTTCCGCTTCAGTTACGTATGTT